AGCCGTGGACGTTCGCGAGGTCCGCCGCCGAACCCGAAGCCGTGTCGTCACCGTCGAACATGACCACACCCGACGAGGGGTTCGTGATGTCCGGGTTGCCGAGCGCGACACCGCCCGCCGCCCACTGGCCCGACTCCGACACCTCGTTCGTGTTCGCCCACTGGCCGGCGTTGTACGCCGAGTTCGCCGCGGTCGCATCCTTGTCGGGCGTGATCGAGTTGTTGTACAGCGCGACCTTGAACGTGTCGGCGTTCAGGTCGAGCGCCGCTGTGTTCTCGAGCGCGTCGGTCACCAACGCGCGGAAGATCGCAGAACCGGACCAGGCCATCAGAACCTCACTTCAGCAGTGGCAGTCGGCGCAAAGACAGTGCAGTCCTGGCCGTCATCTCGGGTCGTCACGACCGCCATGATCGGGCGGCCCTCACCATCGGTCTGCACCAGCTCGGCGCCGACATAGTCCTCACGTTCGTGCGCCTCGACCTTGCAGGACGTACCCGCCTCGACCATCGGGGCAAGGAGCCCCTTCAAGCCCGAGCAGCGGTGCATTTGCGTGTGCGGCTCGGCCCGGACGGTGACCGCCTCGGTCGTGCACAACGGGCACGCCCAGTGGGTCTTGGGATGCAGGATCACCGACATGACCGGCTCACGCGACCTGATAGAGCTCGAACACGAACTCGGTGGTCATCACGCCAGGCGGCACTCGGTAGCCGCCTTCGAGCACATCCCGAGCAAGGATCTGATCGCCCGCGACGATCACGGTCTCGTCGATCTCCGTGACCTGGTCGAGCTCCCAGCGTGCCGTATAGCGAGCTTCGGTGGGTGTGATCTCCCACACCACAGGCAATGGCTCTCCAACGCGCACGCCACGGCGGCGCATCTCGGCAACAGCGGGCCGAGCGGACAAGTATTCGGCGACGACGTCGGCGATCTTCATTCGACGACCGCCTCGGCGAGCATCCCGAAGGAGTCTCGTCGGAACGTCACCGTCCGCGCTGGGTCCTGGGTTTGGGTTCCGGGCGCCTGGAGCTGCACCGAATACAACCCGGAGTGCGAAAGTCGGCTCATGTCTTCAGACTGGATGGCGTCGACGACCGACGGAGGGTCGTAACCGGCGTCGACCAGCTGGCGGATGCTGATCGCCTTGACCTGCTGGATCTCGGCGGCGTCCTTGCGGTCCTCGCGGAAAAACGCGACCTGCGACTGGTCGTACCACAGGCGCGCCCCTGCCGGGACCCGCACAATCTTCTCGAGAGCAGCGGCCGCCGACCGGTAGAGGGGCATCATCGTCCCGTCAGCGAACCGGCGGCGTGCCTGCCCGTAGTTCCCGGCGTTGAGGCTCGAGCCCTGCATCGACTCCTTGAGGCCGATGATGACCGGAGGGACACCCGCAGCCGACGCGATGCGCGCCTCGTCGCGCCCTACCGAGTTCGATAGGTCGAGGTCGGCAAGGGTGGCGCCGATCACTTCGACGTCGGCGCCCGGGGCGAGGAACAGCTGCTTGTGGCGGTTGCCCGGACCGGAATGCTCGCGGCGCAGCCGGTCCACGAAGTCGTCGAACTGCTCTTGGGTCATCACCGACTCGGGAGTCGTGACGACCATGTTCGGGCTGGCGGCGTTGTCGAAGTAGTCCTGCTTGTACTGGCTGGCGGCCCGGTCGGTGCGGACCTCGCGCAGAACCGGCGTCAACCAGCTCATGCCCTTGTACTCGGCCAGCGGATCAGGGTTCGGCGACCAGTGGACGACCTCGTCGACCGAGTAGGTGTAGAACCGGCCGCCGGCTTGGATCCCGCCGGGGTAGTACGTGTAGCCGATCGGTTCGACGAACTCGTCGTTGGCTGGGTCGCCCGACAGGACGATCACCATCTTGTCGGGCCGACGCCGGTAGAGACGCCCGTTGGCCCGCACCGCGTAGAACTGGCCGCCGAGATCGACGTCTTGGATCATGCGGGCGGCGAGCTCGCCGGTGGACCCGTTGGGCCAAGGTCGCTCGAGGATGTCGAGGCTGGCGTCGCCGAACAGGTTCGCCGGTTGCCCACCGAGGAACTGCTGGTAGCGGAACCGCACCTCGGCGAACACCGAGGCCCGGATCGCGAGACAGGCGGCAATGACGCCATGCGACTTTGCCAGGCCGGCGTAGCCGACGAAGTCTTCGTCGACGGTCTCGGTGCGCGCCCCGGTGTACGTCGTGCCGACGTTCATGGGGAACCGGTACGGGCCCGACGTCAACCATTGGACGTAATCGTTCCACCCGAAACGGGTTTCGCTATCGGACTGGCGGGTTCTGAGCGTCAGCGCCATCCGGCGACACCTCGAGGTTGTAGGCCAGCCAGATCAGGCCGGCGCCGACCGGAACGAACCCTGCCCACCACATGGGAGAGCAGAAACCGGCGGCGGCGAGCACCAAGACACCGGCGACAAAGAGCCACAGGCGGACGGTCATCGGGGCCGCCGGCATGCGTCAAAGAACGCGTAGAACGCGATGACCATCAGGACGGCGGTGGCGATCCAGTTCTTCATGCGACGATCCACGCCCAAGCTCGGATCTGGAACTCGACCCAGGCCCGTGCAGCACCAGTCGGGTCGCTCGACGAGGTACGGCCGTCCAAACAGGCCAGGTCGGTCACGCATAGCCGCCGAACCATTCGCGTTGCGGGCGGCTGCTCTCCGACCGGGCGTGCCAATACGCCAGCGTCACCGCAACCAACGGGCTGATGTCCGTCGCAGAACTCTTTCGCGACCATGCCCACCTATCCCCCAGTTGGCGTTTGCGGGCCGCGTCGACCGCTTCGTCGAGCGGGGTCACAGTCCGCACATGGACCTGGCCGTCGGCAATCGCGTCGTAAAACAACCCGCAGGCATGAACCAGCTCGCCAGCCGCAACCCGTACGACCTTGACCTGTTTCGCCTCCAGACCATCGGCGAGACCGCCGACGGGGCCGCCCACGTCAAGGACGACTGGCGACTGATACTTGCGGGCGAGGTCACTGGCCCGGTCAGCGACCCAGCCGACACCGAGGCGGTAGTCGACAAGCTCGCAGCGGCCCTCGGCGTCGGACACGGCGATCGACGCTGCGGTCCGCTCCGGGTTGCAGTCGATCGCAAAGGTCAACTGGCCCTGAGGGGCAACATCGCCACACACGGCCTGCCACGACGCCAGGGGAATCACCCGCTCGTCGGCGGCGGTCCGCTGATTCAAGAACGCTCGGCGGAACTCGTCTTCGCTCATGGTCTGCAACGCATGCGCGACCACCGGCTCGGTGATCGTATGACCCAACGCTGGCATGCAGGTCCGCCACGTTGCCGGATCGTCGATCGGGAGGCCCGTGTCCGCCGACCACTCGAAGTAGGCGATCCCCCGGTCGTGACCCTCGAGGACCGCATGGCGGCCCGCTTCGATCTTGCGGTTCAGGTAGACCGACTCATCGGTGCCCATCGTCGACGTGAGAAGCATCTGACCGTCGGCGCGGGTTGCCATCGCCGGCAGGATCGCTTGCTCACGCCGATCGTCGAAATCTGAGAACGCCTCGTCGATCACGCCGAGATCCAGCGTGCGGCCGTGGCCGGCCGACGCCGACGATGCCAGCACGTCGATGCGGCTGCCCGACTTGAAGATCATCGCCTCGTTGCCGACACCGCGCAGGATCCGTTCCACCGACGCCGCCAACGGCGACGCCTGCACCAACGGGGCCTGGTCCTCGATCAGCTTCTTGCGGGCATCCCAGCCGGTCTGCGCCGTGTAGGCGATCCGCTGCGGCCGACCCCACAACAGGGCCCGGTGCAGCTGCCAGACGAGGATCAACGTCGTCTTGCCGCTCTGGCGCGGGATCGTCACCACGACCTCGCGGTAGGCGGGTGTCCCGTCGGCCAGCAGCTCGAGGCCGACATCGGCGACGAGCTGTTGCCACGGCATCAGCGGTGTGCCGAGCGTCGCCGCGACGCGCGCCAGCTCGGCGCCGCGCGTGGAGCGGTCAGCCCGTCGGGGTGTCGCGTAACGCGGCGAGCAGGTCGGCGAACTCATCGTGGGTCTCCGCGACGATCAGGCCGCGCAGCACCCCCAACGCTTCCCGGTACTCGCGCCACAAGGACGCGTGGGTCGGGGCCCCGTCCACCGCCGCAGCCAACGTGCGCGCGGCTTGCACGGAGGCGGCATCAGCGGGGGAGAGGAAGTCGGACATCGCCTTGAGCGTCTGCTCGAGCGCAGCCACATTCGACGGCTTCGGACGAGCCGGCATCACGCCCCCGAGGTCCAGAAGGGGCGCCTACGGCAGCCCGCAGAGGTCGACGTCGGACGGTCCAACGGCCGGCCGGGCTGGCCGCATGGCGACGCCCGCCCGGTCCAGGTCAATGTCCGATTTGTACCGAGATGAGTGTATAGACCGAT